TCAAAAGTAAAAATTCACGTTAAAGATGAACATGGCAATCATGTTAAATCATTAACAAATCAAGAATTTAATCATCACAAATTACAAAAAGGTCATTCATATGACTATGGTGATTTTAGGTCTACACACTTGTTTAAACAGTCTGCTAAACCAATTCCTAAGATGATTAACAAATTAAAAGCTATTCATAGAAATAAACAACCAGTCAATATCGTTACTGCTCGGTCTGATATGGATGATAAACCAGGTTTCATGAAAGCATTAAAGAAACATGGTATTGATCCTAAAAAGATTCATGTGCATAGAGCAGGTAATATTGAAGCTGATAGTGCTGGTGAAGCGAAACGTAAAGTTATTTCTGGGCTTATAAATAAACATGGATACAAAAAAGTCCACTTATATGATGACTCTGAGCAAAACTTAAATCATTTTTTGAGTTTGAAAAAGGATCATCCTGACGTTGAGTTACACGCACATCATGTTGAACATAATCCTGAAACTGGAAAAGTGAAGGTTAATACTAGGTCCTTAAAATAATATGGCGGCAAAAATTTCGTATCGTGATAATCCACTTCTAAAAAAAGCTGGTGTCACATTAGGTTTTACCCAAGAACAATTTGATGAATATGTAAAATGTCGTGACGATATTATATATTTTGCAAAGAAATATATTAGAATCGTTAACGTAGACCACGGTTTGATGCCTTTCAACATGTGGGATTTCCAAGAAGAGATGATTAGAAACTTCAAGGATAATCGTTTCAACATTGTAAATTGTCCTCGTCAAATTGGTAAAACTACAACTACCATTGCATATCTTCTTCATGCATCAATATTCCTAGATAGTCAAAACATTGCGATTCTTTCCAACAAAGGACAGAATGCTCGTGAAATTCTTGCTAAGTATCAATTAGCATATGAAAATCTTCCGATGTGGATGCAACAAGGTGTTATTGAATGGAATAAAGGTTCTGTAGAATTAGAGAATGGTTCTAAATTACTTGCCGCTTCAACATCATCATCAGCAGTTCGTGGTGGATCATTCAACGTAGTATTCTTAGACGAGTTCGCTTTCGTTCCAACAAGTATCGCACATAGTTTCTTCAACTCAGTTTATCCTGTAATTTCATCTGGTAAATCGACTAAGATTATTATTGTATCTACACCTAACGGTATGAATCTATTCTACAAAATGTGGATGGATGCAATCAATAAGAAGAGTAACTATACTCCATTCCAAATTCACTGGTCACAAGTACCTGGTCGTGATGAAGCATGGAAAGAAGAAACAATCCGCAATACTTCTGCTCGTCAGTTCCAACAAGAGTTTGAAACTGAATTCTTAGGTTCTACTAATACTTTAATCTCTGGTGCTAAACTTGCAGAATTGGCATACACTGAACCTGAAGAGAAAAAGAATATTACTAAAGATGATATTCTAGATATCTATGAGCAACCAATTAAAGGTGATGGAGAAACAACTAAAGACCACGTATATGCATTATGTGTTGACGTTGCAGAGGGTAAAGAAATGGACTGTTCTGCATTCTCAGTTATGGATATATCATCAACACCATACAAACAAGTTGCAAAATATGCAAGTCCATTTGTATCTCCAGTATTATTCCCAACGGTAATCTACAATGCCGCCAAGTATTATAACGATGCATATATACTAGTTGAGATTAATAATACTCCTCAGATTGCGGAAATTCTACATAATGAGATGGAATATGAAAATGTTCTAAAAGTGCAGACAGGTAACAAGAAAGCACAACAAATCTCTGCCGGTTTCGGTAGAGGAGTTCAATTAGGCGTTAAAATGTCAGCCCAAGTTAAACGTATTGGCTGTCATAACTTAAAAATGCTAATTGAAGCAAATAAATTAATCATTAAAGACTTTGATACAATATCAGAATTTACGAAGTTCGTGTCCAATGGATCATCATGGAGTGCGGAAGAAGATAGTTCTGATGACATTGTAATGACGTTAGTAATGTTTGCTTGGATGACAACACAGAAATATTTTAAAGATGTTGTTAATCATGACTTAAGAAAACAATTACAACTTGAAAAATTAAATCAGATGGATGAAGAAACCATTCCATCACCAGTGATTGATAATGGATTAGATATTCCATTCATCGTTGAGGCTGGTGACGTTTGGGTAAAAGCTGGTGACTCTGAAATCTATGCTGATTATTTCAATGAAATTATGAGAAGTTAAGATTATCTAAATAAACGATATAAGTCTTAATGACATGCCAAACATAATATAACAAGGAGAAAAAGATGGCGATTCAGTTATCTCCAGGCGTAAACGTATCTGAAATTGACTTAACAACAGTCGTACCTTCAGTTCTAACTACAGCCGGTGCATTTGCAGGATACTTTACATGGGGTCCTGCACAAAAACTAATCTTAGTTGATAGTGAAATTACTTTATCTAAAAGATTCGGTGATCCAGATTCAAATTCAGCAGTTTCATTCTTTACTGCGGCTAACTTTTTAGCTTATGGTAATAATTTAACAGTTGTTCGTGCAGTTGGTGCAAACTCATTTAATGCTGATGCTAACACATCTGGCTCAAATATTCAAGTTGCAAATAAAGATGTATTCCAATATTCATTGTTGAATGGTAACAATAACAATGCATATGGTGCTTTCATGGCGAAATATCCAGGCGCTTTAGGTAATTCATTGTCAGTTGCAGTTTGTGCAAATACTAATGCATTCCCAACATTTTCATATTCATCATACTTCACAAGTGCTCCATCAACATCAACTTACACAAGTCAGCTTGGTGGTTCAAATGATGAATTGCATATTGCAGTTATTGACTCAGGTGGTTTATTCTCTGGTACTAAAGGAACTGTTCTTGAAACATTCCCATTCGTATCAAAAGCATCTGATGCAGTTAACTTAAATGATGGTTCATCAAACTACTACAAACAAGTTGTGTTTAATAACTCACAATATGTTTTCGCAGTGGATCCAGTTGACTATGCAAATACTCATACTGTATGGGGAAGCACATCTGCTAATACAAACTTTGTTAGTGCTAATACAAATTACACATTACCATTGAATGGTGGTACTGATGATGTTGGTACAGATGCAACATTGACAAATGCATATGGTCTATTCACAAATAAAGATTTAATCAATATCTCATTAGTTCTTACTGGTGGTGCTGACGTTACAGTACAACAATATGTAATTGATAATATTGCAAATCAACGTGCTGACTGTTTAGCTTTCTTGTCACCACCTCAAAGTGCTGTTGTAAATCAAGCTGGTTCTGAAACAACAAACATCCAAACTTGGTTGACATCATTGTCACGTAGCACATCATATGCAGTTGTAGATTCTGGTTGGAAATACCAATTCGACAAATACAACAACACATATCGTTGGATCCCATTGAATGGTGACATTGCTGGTCTATGTGTATACACAGATTCAGTACGTGATCCATGGTGGTCTCCTGCTGGTGTAAATCGTGGTGCAATTAAGAATGTTGTTCGTCTAGCATGGAACCCAGCTAAAACTTACAGAGATGTTCTATACTCTGCTGGTGTTAATCCTGTAGTTTCATTGCAAGGTCAAGGAACAATTCTTTACGGTGATAAGACATTGCAAAATAAACCTTCAGCATTTGATAGAATCAACGTTCGTAGATTGTTTATTGTATTAGAAAAAGCAATTTCTGCGGCCGCACAAGCTAGTTTGTTTGAATTTAACGATGCATTCACACAAGCACAATTTGTCGCATTAGTGACTCCGTTCTTGAGAGACGTTCAAGGTAGACGTGGTATTACTGATTTTAGAGTTGTATGTAATTCAACAAACAATACCGCTCAAGTTGTTGACAGTAACCAATTCGTAGGTGACATCTACATCAAACCTGCTCGTTCAATTAATTACATTCAATTGAACTTCGTTGCAGTAGGTACTGGTGTTGATTTCAATACAATTGTTGGCACAGCTTAATAAATAGATAAGATATTAGGAGACAACAATGGCTTTTAACGTAACAGAATTTAGAGCAAACTTGGTTGGGGACGGTGCTCGTCCTAACCTGTTTGCAGTCACATTAACATTCCCACCTTACGCAATCGCGGCAGGTGCGGCAGGTGCTAAGACAACATTCATGGCTAAAGCGGCACAGCTACCAGGTTCTACTATTGGTACTGTACCACAGTATTACTTTGGTCGTGAAATGAAGTTTGCTGGCAATAGAACATTTGCTGATTGGACATTAACAATCATCAATGATGAAGATTTCTTAATCAGAAATGCTCTAGAGTCTTGGTCTAATGCTATCAATAGTAATGCAGGAAACGTCAGAAGTTCAATTGCTGATTCTCCTTCAGGTTATACTGTTGATGCTCAAGTGGATCAATATAGTAAAGATGGCAAAATTATCAAATCTTATAACTTTGTCGGAATGTTCCCGGTAGACATTTCTCCAATCAGTCTTGATTGGGGTTCAAATGATACAATCGAAGAATATACTTCAACATTTGCTTTCCAATACTGGGAATCAGATACAACAAGTTAATTGATTTTAAATATGGGAGAGTCCTTCGGGACTCTCTTTTTGACTTTTATAATGTAGGAGAAATATTTTGGCACTAAGTTTATTTGGTTTTACCATATCAAGACAGCAAGCAGAAGAACAGGCGGCAGCCCAACAGTCTTTTGCAACACCTAGTTCCGATGATGGCGCATTAACCATCACATCCGCGGCATATTATGGTACATATGTTGACTTAGATGGAACAGCAAAGAATGAAGTAGAATTAATTTCACGTTATCGTGAGATGGCAATGCAACCAGAAATAGAATCTGCGATTGACGATGTAGTCAATGAAGCTATTGTACAAGATGATGATGGTAAAAATATTAAGATTGTTCTAGATAATCTACAACAACCTGAAAAAATTAAATTAGCAATCTCGAAAGAGTTTGAAACAGTATGTCGCTTATTGAATTATAACAATATGGCGCAAGACATTTTTAGACGTTACTATATTGATGGTCGTCTATTCTATCACATCATTGTTGATAGAGATAATCCAACACAAGGTATTCGTGAATTACGTTACGTTGATCCACGTAAGATTCGTAAAGTAAGAGAAATTAAAAAGAAAAAAGATGAACGTTCTGGTGTAGATATCATGAACGTGATTAACGAATACTATATCTATAATGATAAAGCAATCTCTGGCTCACAATCAAACTATGGTCCAGTAGGTGTTCGTATTACTAAAGACTCTATCATCAACGTCAATTCTGGACTGATGGACTCACGTAGAGCAGTTGTTCTATCATACTTACACAAAGCAATTAAACCACTCAACCAGTTGCGTATGATTGAAGATGCGACAGTTATCTATCGTATCTCTCGTGCGCCTGAACGTAGAATTTTCTACATTGACGTTGGTAATTTACCAAAACTAAAAGCTGAACAATACTTGCGTGACATAATGGTAAAATACAAGAACAAACTTGTATATGATGCCAACACAGGTGAAGTTCGTGATGACCGTAAATTCTTATCAATGATGGAAGATTTCTGGTTGCCACGTAGAGAAGGTGGTAAAGGTACTGAGATTACTACATTACCAGGTGGACAAAACTTAGGTGAATTAGAAGACGTTAAGTACTTTGAGAAGAAACTTTACAAAGCATTAAATGTGCCCATCTCTCGCTTAGAGTCACAAACAGGTTTCACTATTGGTCGTTCATCAGAGATTTCTCGTGATGAATTGAAGTTTGCTAAGTTCATTGAAAAGTTACGTAATAAATTTGCTGACTTATTTGACCAAGCAATGCGTGTTCAATGTGTTCTTAAAGGTATCTGTACCGATGAAGAATATACTGAATTTAAAGAACATATCTATTACGACTTCATTAAAGATAACAACTTCTCTGAATTAAAAGAAGCTGAATTAATGAAAGAACGTTTAGGTCTACTTCAACAAGTAGAACCTTACACTGGTCGTTATTATTCAATGAATTGGATTCGTAGAAACGTACTTCGTCTTAATGATGATGAACTACGCATTATTGACCAAGAGATTGAGAAAGAACGTAAAGAAGGACTTGGTGTTCCTGTCGATGTTGCTACTGCGGTAATGCAACAACAACTAATGAATCTTGTCTCAGATCCAAATAATCCAGAAGCCGCAAAGGTTGGTAAAGGTGGAGTTCCTGTGATTAATAAAGCCAGTGAAACACCGAAGGTTAAACCATCTAAAAAAGATGACTAATAAATAAAAGATATTTTAGGAGATTAATATGGACTCACAAACAAAACAAGCAATTCAACATGCAATGAATAATAATCCAGCAGGTATGTCAGAAGTTATTCGTGACATCATTGCAGGTAAAGTAGAAGTTGCTATCGAATCACGTAAACAAGAAATCGCTCAATCATTACTTCAACCACAAGTTGAAGAATATGAGATTGATGAAGAGATTGTTAAAAAATTAAATCTTGAAGCATTCTCATTGGATGTTCTTGAAGATTATATCGTATCAGAAGAATTCGAACAACTTGATGAATTATCAAAGAAAACTTTAGCTAACTATGTTAAAAAAGCATCTGCTGATTCTGGAACAAATAGAAGTATTGGATCAGGTTTTACTGATAAAGGTTTCAGAAAAGGTCAAAGTGATGATAGTAAAAAAACTTATTTTAGATTAGGTAATCAATTCCATAAAAAAGCAGATAAACGTTTAGCTGGTGTTGGTAAAGCAGTAGACAAATTAGCAAAATAATGAAATCGCTTTTAGATTATATTGCAGAAAAAGAAAGTCAATCAATTGAATTTGATGAAGTGCTTTCTGAGGAAATTATTGATGAGGCAAACTTAAAAACTTTGCCTCCAATGGTTCTTGTTATGCGTAGAGAATCGATTCGTAATTTTCCTAATGGTATGCAAATTGGACTATATAAAATAGACAAGCTGAATAAGTACATTACTATTCCATTTGGTGGAACTGCAATGTCACCAGTCGTTGAAGAATTTGATGATGTTTTCTTTAAGTTAGAAGAAATAGTAGAGAATCATTTATCTGATAGAATTAACTTTTTAGATGGTTCTTCTATGAGAGTTGATGAAGGAACTGCTAGTGTAGTTCTCAAAATTCACGATTTGGTAAATAATGATAATAAACAAAAGATTGCAGAAGCCGCGAATAGAAGCGTAGAAGATTTTCGCAAGGTTGTCGATTTTGCATACAAACATGTAAAATAAGGAAAAAAGATGGCAAACAAATTTACATATCAAGTATTGAGAGATACTACAACAGATGCAGTTATTAAATTAACTGGAACATTTGATGGTTCTGCTCAAGAAGCGAACGGTGTTCGTATTTCAGCTAATACACTATATGGTGCATTAGATGCTAATAATGTTCCATTACACTCAAGTTTAAGTAAGAGTAATACTGCATTGTCATATTACGACTTACAATTAACAGGTTTAAAATACTATGTTAACTTCCCAACAAACGTTGTTGGTGGTGTAGAATTGTATTGGAATGGTGCAGGTGCAAATCAAGCGTTACAATA